CTTGTGCAGCAACGCTAAAACTTTGATTGAAAACAGCAGTGGAGACATTCCAGCCTTCTACTACACCACCAGCCCCACCAGCCCCTATCGCTTTAGACCACAACATCAGGAACCATCCCCTACAAGAGCGCCGTAGAGCGTTGTGGACACTTTCCACAGTGCAATGACCGTAGGAACATCAGTGGCCAGTGTAGGAGCCGCGCCTGCGTTGTTGACCCATGTTGTAGTAGGCCATGTGATTTCATATGCCGTGCCATCGTCAATGATGAGCGTAATGGCCTCACCCGCAGAAAGGCTGTCTGTAGGTGTAGATGCACCAGAGAGCGTCCACGTTTGAATTGACCCATTAGCTGGATCAAGAGCAGGTGTTGTGCCTGTCAAAGCGAATACGTCCTCAACAACCGTTCCTGTGATGATCGGAGCCACCAAGGTCTTGTTGGTCAGGGTAAATACACCATCGGCAGTTACTTCACCGGGTTCGCCTTGGATGCCTTGTGGGCCTGTCTCGCCTTGGATACCCTGAATACCTTGGATACCCTGTTCACCTTGCGGCCCTGTAGGTCCAGTCTCGCCCTGAATACCTTGGATGCCTTGGATACCCTGCGGGCCTTGAATACCGCCGTAACCCAAAGACGCCCAAGCGGTCGTGCCATCCCCAACCTTAAACTGGTCAGTATCAGTCTCAAGCCCGAACTCACCAGAGGCAAGTGTAGGATTGGCGCTAGTCCAGTTAGCAGCCGTATCGCGGCGAAGTTGGATTTTGTCAGCCATTATGCCGATCCTCCGTCAAGAGATTGGGATGCAAGATAGATCGTAGCAGCAGAGCCACCGTCGATGTTGTTTGACCCACCGCCACCTACAGGCGCACCCCCAATAGTTAATGGGCTACCAGTCGTAGATATGTCATTCGTCTGGTGATTGATGGTGACTGCCATTATACCGCAACGCTCCCGTTCATGTCGTCCTGTGTCATCACCCAAGCATAGCACTTGTCGAGGAAGTTATCACCAGCGGCAACCTCAACCTCAGCCAAGTCAGCATGGTAACGGCGGAAGTCCACTTCACGGGTGTCATCGTCAGGCGTGGCAGTGGCATAGCCAGCGACATCAATCATCACTGTGAACTTGGGGCCACCCTCACGCATACGAGAGATAGCTGCGGTGGCAATACGGAAGTAAGCACCAGCGAAAGGTGTACCGTACTGCGATGTGGTCATGTCGAGTTGAATAGCCATTAGTATGTTACCTCGCTAGTATGACAAGTGCAAACCCACCGGATGTTGGTAGCGGCTGCCCCAGTGACTTCAATCTTGAGGCCACCGTTTGTAGTGTCTGCGCTCAGAGCCATGCCCCAAGCAGGAGTGTTGTCCAAGACAGTCGTGGCGCTGTTGACCAGCACGGTCGTTCCTGCGGAACCTTCCCTGCGGATCAAACCTTCGATCTTCCATGCTGCCGACGCCGTACCTTGAGAGGCTTGCTGACGCGCTACAATGGTGCCGTGGAAGGCGTAGGCAGAGTTGTTGGGGAGGATGACTTGGTTAATGGTGGTGGCGGCATTGGTATTTGAACGGAGGATATTAGGTGTAACATCGGCTGTTGCGGCTATTAAGACCATCATGCCGGATTGTGTTACGCCTGACGTTCCGACTAGCTGTGCGCCATAAGCATATTTCCCAACCTTATCCGCAAGAGACTGTTTACCGTAGGCGTATGAAGCCTCACCCGAAGCTGTATTAACAGAACCTCCAAGAGCGACAGCCATTGCCCCCGATGCAGTTTGAAACTCACCTCCTGCTGCAAAGCTATTTCCGCCAGAGGCTAAAGCCCGTTCACCACCGATGGCCGTAGATTTGTTGGACGAAGCCTTTGCCCTATACCCCATCGCCACAGAGTTAGCCCCAGTAGCACCATAGACTGCGTTGTTGGCTATAGCTGCTGCGAAGCTGTCTGTGCCAGAGGCGTATGAGTAAATCCCAGAAAGAGAACGAATGCCGAGGCTTACAGATATTAGCCCCATGGCAAGGGCGTTTTCACCTGAAGCAACAGCCCCACTTCCAATAGCAACCGCATTAGTGCCAGTAGCATTAGGTGCCGTAGGTGTTACAGGGTTCTCAGCATACAACTCAAGAACAGGCGGAATATCCTCAGCCGTAGCCGAGACATACACCACTGCGGAGCCAGTCAGGTTAAGAGCAGCATCAGCATTGGAACTCTCAAGCACAGTCCGTGACAGAGTGGTCCCAGTAGCCGTATAAGTGCCTGTGCCGATCTCCCAGTCAGTGCCGTCTTCAATGACGTAGCGAACTACATCAGTATCAACGACACCAGCATCAGCAAAAGTTTGATAGCCGCTCTCGGCAGCGCCAAGGGTAACTGTCTCCGTGCCAGTGGTGGCGGTGGCGACTTTGGCTCTGTTTACGAGAGTGACCATTGTGAGCTAACCTTATGCAGGGTCTGGGATGCCGATTGCGACGGAAGACAGTGTGAATGTGTTACCGGAAGTCACAGCTTGAGAGGCAGAAAGAGAACCTGTAGCCAAGAGGCGAGAGTTAACTGTGTCTACAATAGCGTAGTGAGTAGCTGTACCTGTACCTGTGACTGAACCATCGGTGATAGCTGCAACAGTAACTTCACGGCCACCACCAGCACGGTCAGCAGGCGCACCAATGCTTAGGCTGGTAGAGTTACCTAGTGTATTAGTGCTTGTGGCTTCTGCATACGTAGTAGCCTCAATAGAGGTAATATCAATACGGTTAGCTTCAGTGTCTAGGACCGTAAGGCCATTATCGAACACCCGATCATTAAGAGTAGCCATTATTTGTTTCCTAGTCCTTTAGCATTACTGTAAGACAGTTTAAGTTCTGGTTTAGCATAACCATTAAGCATTAAGTCTGTTAAGGCCCATACCATAGCATCTAATCTATCAGGAGAGCCAATAGAACCCAAAGGTTCCCAAGTACGCATTTGAGTTTCTAATTCCTCAAGGTTGCTACCATCTTCAGGGTTCCTAACGTGATACACTAACTTGCGTTCGTATAGCGCACTAATAGGTTCAGCACGGGCATACTTACCACGAGAGGCTCTTACAGCCTTAAATGGGATTGTATCGTCTTCACCGTGGATGGTAGTCTTAACCATATCACCACCTTGGTTGACTTCAGCTACAATCCTGTCAGCCTCAAACTGATGGTATAACTGAATAGCCTTAGAGGCCCAACCTTGTGGAGACAATTTAGCTGTATAGTCCCCTAAGATGTAACCTTTGCCATTAACGTCTACACCAGCTACAACAATACCTGTCATATCAGATTCTATGTTCGAAGTAATGGCAGGGTCAATAGCTACAACAATACGGTTAAGGTGGGGGAGGTCTTCTCTGCTGATCTGGCACTCATCAAGCGTGTCAGTAGTCCATAGAGCGCCTTCGGCTTCCTCTAGTACCTCAGCATACAATTCTTGCTTACCTAATCGTGTACCCTCATATTGAGCCTTTACAGCAGTAATATAGGTAGCAGCCAAGTTAGCACTATTATCAAAGGTAGAACCTGAGGTGACAATAACCTTAGGATTATCACCTTGGGATTGCTTTAGGATGGTTCTTACTAATTTTGTAGGCTTTGGGGTGGTAGTCACACAAATACGTGGATGTTTACCCAAACGGAGACAAAACTGAAGCATATCCCAAGTGTCTTGGTCTTTATTCCAAGCTGCAAGCTCATCACACCAAGCTGCACTAAACTGTGGGCCTCGTAGACGTTCAGGCTCTTCAGCACTGTAAAACTCTACCTTAGCACCATTAGCCCAAGTAAGTGACCTCTTGGTGGGGGACCACTCAGGGAAGCCCATCTCTACACCTTTATAGGTCTTATCCGTAGGGGAGCAGCAATTTAGAAAGCCTGACTCACCCTTAACCATAACACGTTCAATATCACTGTTGGTGGAGGCTACAGCAGCAATACGTTTATGTCCTAGCTTAACTTGCTCTCTTACCCACTCAACACCAGCACGGGTCTTACCGAAGCCTCGACCAGCATTAATAAACCACACGTTCCAATCTTTAGCTGTAGGAGCCATCTGTTCAGGTCTACCCCAGAACTGCCAATCGTGGCGTAGTTCCTTAGCCTGCTTGATCGAAAGTTTAGAAAGTACCTCTTTAGCCTTAGCTGGGGGTAAGTCTCTAAGTGTTTGTGCTGAGAGAGGCGTAGCCTGTCGACTACTTGTCAACTTTGGTGTCGGGTTCTTCATCTTCTGTAATTCCTAGCAACTCTGCCAACTGGTCAATAGCACTAAGGTCTTCATCTGCACTATCCTGCTCAACTTCAATGTTAGTGCTAGTGGGGGACCAACCAGCCTTAGAACGAAGGAACAACTCTTGTGATGGGAAGTGACCAAACTCACCTTCTTCCAAAGCACGTTTAAGAACCTTACTACCTACAAGACCATTGATCTCAGCACGAGCAGCATCTAGGTCTACCTTGTAGTAGGAATAGAAGGTATTAAGCGACTTAGGTGCATCATTGAAGTTAGACTGAACCTCACCTACAATGTCCTTAACGGATACACCCTCCTTAGTACGCTTACGCACAAGGTCAGCAATCTTCTTGTTCTTACCTAGCTTGTTAACTGGTGCGCCTGCCATTAGGGTGATCCTCTTAATTGTTTGGCGGAAGGTTGAAGAGTCGAACTCCTTCCGTATATTGGAAGTAGGCAGTGGTCTCGAACTACACCCCTTAAGGAGCGAAAGGATTAGCAGTCCTACCCTATCCCTGACAGGTTTACCTACTGTATAATGGTGTTATGTTAGAAAACCTCAGACAAGATACCTAAATTAACTAGGTTTTCTAACATAATGTATTCCCACCCAGAGTTAGTGGTACGTAGTGTCCCACCACCATGAGATTGTACCTACGGGGAAACATGTCCTCTGCCGTGGCTCTCATGGGGTGGTATTGGTCGAAGCCAATGCTTCTTGTGTTCTTGTATTTCTTTAAGGTTATACTTTCTGTATTGTAACTACAAAGAGTATAGACACCCTATGGTGGTAGACAAGGTGGCCTTACCAAAGTGGTAGCTACAAACAAACTATTGTGGGTAGACTAAGTTACTCTGTACTCAGGTGGTACTATAGTACGTACCTAAGTAATCACTATCGTGTATAGCTACATAAAGAATATAATAACTTAATCAGTCTGTACCTAA